GGCCATTCTTCTCTTAAATCTTCCCAATGTTTTACAAAATCATGTATAAATTTGTGTGGTGTATAACCATCTGTTGTCATTATAGTATCAGGTATATTAATCATCTCGGTGCCTTATCGTGTGGTATGTGTAAGTCACTTCTTATTTTTGATTTTATTTCTTTGTTAGTTATTAGATATCCTTCTATGTGTGTGTAACCTTTTTCTCTAGCCCAAAAAACTCTTTTGTTACCTGTCTGAACATATAGACCAGGTCTAACTTCACCATTTGCTTTTATGTGTTGAGGTTTTTTGTATTCGCCGTTTACAGTTTGTTTAATGATACCTTGTACCCAATCTTCGGTATGTGGCGATACTGTAATAGGATAAATCATACCATGTTTTTCAAAAGAAGTCCAATAATCAAACTCGTCCATTCTTTGTTTCAACCAATCATCATTTGGCATACATTTGATTTCTGTTAAATCAAACTCTTGTATATCGCCGTAGATACTATCAGGATGTTTTTGTGCTCTTAATACTATTCTCATAACCAACTTTTTGTATAAAATAACTATCTGCTATATCAGATACAGGATTACCAACTTTATCTGTTTCTAAAATAGACTTTAGGTCAATATTTGTTTCAGCTACAAATGCGTTATACATCATTTCTTTGTCCGCATTTCCTTTTCCCGTAGCGCCTTTTTTAACCACACTCGGGACAACTGTATCATAAGGGATTTGTTCTTCTTGTAATCTGTACTTGAGGATTCCACAGTTTTCGGCAATTTGAAATATGCCTTGACCTTTTGAACCAAAGGAGTAACCCTCAATATATACCAAAGGGTTAATGAGTGGAGAAATAATATCCAATGCAAAGTCAGATATATATTTAAATCTTTCAATCGGGTCTTTCCATTCTTTATGTTCATAACCTACAATCTCCTCACTCATCATTCCGATATACTTCTTTTTAGAAGTCAAATAATAAAACATTAAGCCTGCGTCACCATCTATATTTACACAGATAGCAGGACTTGTTAAACTATAATCAATTCCAATTATCGTCTTCGTTACTGTCGTCATTTGACCAGACTTCTTCGGTTTCGTCTTCATCTTCTACCTCATATCCACAGAAAGGACAAGTAAGAGGTTCTAAATCTTGCTCTTCAATGTCCCAAACTATATTATATTTAGTTTCACAGGAAGTACAGGTCTTTTGTCGTTTTTCTGCCATTATAGTTTAAATTTCTTAAATTGGTCCTTCTTAACATCTTGTTTGATACCACCAATTACATATGATTCAATCTCTGTTTCTTGTGGTGCGTTTTGTGTACCCTTTGAATTCAGCCAATGGTCTACCCACGGAAGTGGATTTGTTTTTTGGTCGTATTGTGGTGTAAGGCCGATTGCCTTCATTCTTCGATTGGCCATATATTCTACAAACTGGTGTAACAGTTTTTCTGATAAACCAATCATACTTCCTTTGGAAAATAGATATGTTGCCCACCTTTTCTCCTCGTTCAATGCGTCATCATACATTTTATATAGGTCTTTCTCACATTCTTTTTTAATCTTTAACATATCTTTGTCATCATTTCTATCATGCCAATTATTAATGATAGTTTGTGACATTGCTAAATGTTGTGATTCATCTCTTGCAATAAAAGAAATAATCTTAGCAGAGCCTTCTAACATTTTAAGTTCACCAAAGGCAAAACTACAAGCAAAAGATACATAAAATCTAAGGCCTTCTAAAATGTTTACAGTTGCCATTGCAAGATACATTTTCTTTTTAAGTTCGTAAAGGTCAACCTTATCTTTATTAAGGTGCCATTTATAACCCATTTCAATTAGCTCATCATATGCTTTTGTAACTGAGGCACTTCTAGCTTCAATCTTTTCATCATGTATAATAGTGTCAAACACTTCATTTGGATTAGAATATAAATTCTTAATGATGTATGTATAACTTCTACTGTGTATTGTTTCCATGAAATCCCATGTAATAATACAACCCTCTAATTCAGGATTAGATACAAATGGTAAAAATGCCAAACACGGACCTCTACCTTGTACACTATCTAACATAGTTTGATACTTTAAGTTAGATGTAAAAATAAACTTTTGTTGTTCATTTAAATTTAAATAATCGTTTCTATCTTTTTGTAAAGATACTTCTTCAGGTCTCCAAAAATAACCTAATTGTTGCTGGTTTAGTTTATCAAATATAGGATACTTCATATCCGCATATTGTTGGACTTGTAGGTCTTCACCAAAAAACATTGGTTGTTTCGCCACTTCTAGTCCCTTATCTCTGTTAAATACATTCTTCATTATTCTTTTCTCTCCTCTAAATCATAAAAAAACTTATCGTCATCACCAGCTGTCCACTTTTGTTCACATTCTACACTATACTCTTTGGTGGACACATTAAAGTCTGGAAACTTTAATTCACTAGGAGTATAACTCTTATCATAAAAGATAACTCTATTGTTAGGTTGAGCGGCAAAGTAACCGTTCTCTAACTTTAAAATATTAAATGACTTATGTTGACTAGGTACTTCACTATAAGTCACATTTCTTTCTAAATTTGTTGAGTTAGCATTGTCTATTGTAAACATATACCAACCTTTATACCATTTTTTACTTGGCGACAAATACTTACATTGATTGCCTGAAAGCATTTGTTTTTCAATAATTGTAATATCATAACTAAAACAATCCCATAATTGCAATTCTGTCAACGGTACATCTTCTTTTATATCTTTTTTCCATACAAATGCACTTATTGGTAACTTATCATACAAAGCGCCATACTCTGGAATATAAGTTTCAAAGTATAATGCTCTGCCTTGTATTGACTTAGCTGTTACCCATACTCCTTCGACTAACTCACCATGTCCTTTGTTACCATCATATAGATACTCTTTCTTAACATACACATCAACATGAGGTGTATTGACACACAAATATGCCATAGGTTACCTTTCTCTATATTGTACAAGACTCGCAATACTCCTCGTATTCTTCGTCAGTACCGTTAAACTCTGTTCGCTCAACTGGATTTTCTTTTACATTATCTGCCCAACCTACTGGATGTGTTGGTTCATCAATATCTTTTTTAGCGTCATATGTATTTTGATAATAAGAAGTCTTCCAACCTAATCTGTATGTTGACAAAAGGTCTTGTGCCATTACTGATACAGGCACCTGATTGTCTTCATAATTTTCGGGATTGTAAGACCAGTTACCACTAATTGCCTGGTCAAAATACTTTTGCATTACTGCAACGATATTTATATATCCTTCATTACTAGCCATGTCCCATAATAAAGTATAATTATTCTTTAATGTTGCATATTGAGGCACAATCTGTTTTAAAGTACCTTTTTTTGATTTTTTAATACTTAAATAATCTCTAGGTGGTTCAATGCCGTTTGTTGCATTAGATACCACACTAGAGGATTCTGATGGCATTTGAGCTGAAAGTGTGCTATGTCGCAGCCCATGTTTTTTGATTTCTTTTCTTAACCATTCCCAATCGTAGCTGAGTTTTCGTTTAACGATTTCATCTACTTCGGGTTTGTAAGTATCAATCGGGAGGATACCATCTGAATATTTTGTTCTATCAAAAAATTCATTCTTACCTTTTTCTTGTGCAAGAACATTACTATGTTTTAATAGATAGAATTGGAATGCTTCTGTTAGTTCATCAACTAACTTCCATGCTTCTTTATCTGAATACTTAACTTTATGTTTAGCAATATAATGTGCAAGGCCAATATAACCAATACCTAAACTTCTTCTTGCCTTTGTAGATACTTCGGCAGCCTTAACAGGATAAAGTTGATGGTCAATAATCTCATCTAAACTTCTTACTGCAAGTTCACATAAAGGTTCTAGTTCTTCAATATTATTAATCTTACCTACATTTAATGCACTTAAAATACATAACGCAATTTCTCCAGCACCATCAATGTGTTGAATAGGGTCTGTTGGTAATGTAATTTCTTGGCATAGATTTGACATTGTAATCTTATCTTTAAAACTAGAATGAGTATTACAATGGTCAATATTCATTATGTAGATACGGCCTGTTTCTGCTCTTTCTTTGAGCATATCCATGAATAGTGTTTGAGCGCTGACTTTGGTTTTTGATACACTTGTTTTTCGCTCGGCTGTTTTGTATAATTCATCAAATTCTGGACTACCCCAAGCTTCGTACAACTCTGGCACTTCATGTGGTGAGAACAAGGTGATTTCTTCATCATTAATAAACCTTTCATAAAATAATTTTGATAACTGAATAGAATAGTCTAACTTTCTAACTCTGTTATCCTCTGTACCTTTATTGTTCTTTAAAACAATAATGTCTTCTATTTCTTTGTGCCAAATAGGGAAGTGAACCGTTGCACTCCCTCCACGAACACCGTTTTGAGTACAGCACTTAACTGTCGCTTCGAATTTTTTGAGGAATGGTATAACTCCTGTGTGCTGGACTTCACCGCCTCTAATTCTGGAGTTAATCCCTCTGATTCTACCGGCATTAATACCAATACCAGCCCTTTGTGCAACATAATTGCCAATAGCCATATCACTACTGAAAATACTAGGCAAAGTGTCATCAACATCAACCAAAACGCAACTAGCATATTGGCGAATAGGTGTTCTAACACCGGCCATAACCGGAGTAGGAATATTGATTTTAAACTTTGAAATAGCGTCATAATATTTTTTAACATATGTCATTCTCTTTCCGTTTTTATAGTTTTTGAAAATGGTAGCCGCAATTAACATATACATCATTTGAGGCGTTTCAAAAACTTGTCCATTACTTCTATCTTGTACAAGGTATTTGTCAATCACTTGACGCAAACCTGCATAAGTAAAGTCGTAATCTCTTTCATGGTCAATCCAGCCTTCCATTCTATCAAACTCGGCCTTTGTATACCATTTTAAAATATTTTCATCATATACACCTAACTCTATACCTTTTTTAGTGTGGTCGTAAAGTTTAGGGTGGTCCCATAACTTACCAATAACTTGTTTTCTTAAACTGAATAGTAGAAGTCTGCCAGCTACAAACTGATAATTTGGATTGTCTAAAGAGATAAGGTCAGAAGCGGACTTAACTAGTATCTGTTGAATTTCGTCTGTAGAAATACCATCATAAAATTGTAAACCAGAATTCATCTCTACGGAAGATGATGAAACACCTGCAATATCTTCACAAGCATACTCAACCATTTCGTGTATCTTGTCAATGTTTAGTGGTTCTTTACCTCGACCATTTCTTTTTTGTACTAGTATTTCTTTTTCCGTCATTCTTATCTCCTATTAAATCTTTTTCCAATTGTTGAGTTTCGTCAAGGCTTCCAACTTTGAACAAGTGTTGGTACTTATAATATCATTTATTTCCGAAATGGCAAGTTTCCCTAGAATCATATCGTTAATGTCTTTATGTCGCATATCATTTGGCCACACGACAAGGTTGTAATCTTTTTCTATTACATCAAACATTCTTTTTACAATTTCTTTATTTCTAGGTTCGTTGTCAAATATATATGTCACCTGTTCAGGTGGCACTCTATCAAAAAACATATCAGCGCCACCCATAGCCAGACAGTTATCTAAAAATAAAGAGTCAATCGGACCTTCAACGATTTTAATATCGTCTGTCAGATTAACTCTTTCTAATCCATAAATTTTTCGTTTGTTTTCGTCTAGTTTAATTGTAACATATTTTGGTTGTTCATTGCCAAAGGCACGGCCTTGAAACGCAAATAACTTACCAGTTGTATCGTAAAAAGGAATAACTAATCTTGGATGGTCATTCTTTATTACAATATCTTTTTTTACTTTTTTAACTAGTTCGTAAAACTTATCTACTAGATAAAATTTATCAAAGTGTTTTTCAGGTATCTTCCTGTCTTTAACATATTTTTTAGCTGGGTGTTTATTATCTAGTTCACTTATCTTTTTGTAATTATCTAATATCGTTTTATCTTCAAACACAGGTTTGAAGTTTGTAAACTTCGGCTTCGGGGTCGAAGGCGCCGAGCGTTTATAGCGTTCTAACAAATATTCTTCATACAGTTTAGGGTCGATAAACTTTATAAAATTTGCTAGTGATTGACCTGTACCACAATTGTGGCACTTATAAAACATATCGTTTTTTACACGATAGAAAAAACCTCTGGCCTTGGTTTTATTCTTTTGAGAATCACCACAATGAGGACATCTAAAATTAAAAAGGTAATCACCTTTCTTTTTAAATAGTGTCAACCGTGATGAAATATCATTAATAAATTTTAAATCAATATAACTCGACATAGCAACTCACATTATATAGTATCACACTTGATTTGTCAAGCGTGGTTTAGGACATCATTTCGATTATTGTTTTGAAGTTTGTTGAGAGGATCCAACCAATTACCAATGCTCCACCCATAATCAACCATCTGTATTTCTCTATTATACTCACTCTGGCCCCTAAGTCAAGCTTCATTTGCCTAATCTCTAGGAGTAATTTTTTCTCTACCTGTTGGATTTCTTTTGATAATTCTCTATGAACGGTATCAATTTCACCTGCTCGTTCTTTTAATTTTTCAAAAATAATTTCGTCTATTTGTTCTTGTCTTTGTATCTTTTCTTCGTGTACAGCCAACATAGATTTAATAGAAGTTGATACATCTGTCAACTTCTCAATAGCCGTATCCAATCTACTATTGAGATTGTTTACATTTTCTACATCTTTTTTTACACCCTCAATTTGCACTTTGAGGTCTGTTATGCCATTCTCTGCCATTGATTTTCTCTCTATGTTACTATCCTTGCAAGGACGAATAATAAGGCCTCAATTTACTTACTTGAAGATTATTTTATATAACCCTTTACTATATTGGCCTATTATTATTTAGTTTTTTACGCTGCTATACGGTGACCTAATTCTTTACTTCTTTGTATTTTGTAAAGTTTTTTAAGTGTTCGCCTCCTTCGTCTATCTTTTTGTTTTCTAATTTCAATCCAATGTAAAAATAATAAGTATAATCTTGTTCTATGGTCTGCTCTTGTTCTTTTTTTAAATACTTTATATAATTTTCGTTGTTGCAATTTAGTCAAATTGACCTCCGTTGATTAGAAAAAAATGTTTAGATTATATACAGCATACCTCCTTTTTAATTCACAGGTTTATAAATTGTTACTAGTTCGTCTTTACCTTTGACCTTAATTTTATCTAATTCAACTGATTTAATATTTTTCAATTGGTCGTGGGTATAAGATGAATATATTAATGGCTCAATGCCAGTTTCAGTTTTATAGTTTCTTGTAGAAGCTTCTAGTCTAGCAGCTAAGTTTACTGCGTCACCTATAACTGAATAGTCAAACCTTGTATCACTTCCCATATTACCAACAATACAGGTGCCTGTGTTTACACCTGAACCAATGTTAATGGGTGGTAATCCTTTTTCTTTAAATATCTTTTTTAACTTCTCTGTTTCTTTAGCACACTCTATACCTGTTTTAACAGCCATCTCTGCGTGATTAGGACAATCAATCGGTGCGTTCCAAAATGCCATGATACAATCGCCCATGTACTTATCAACACAACCACCATTGTCAAGGACAATCTTTGTCATTCTATTTAAGTAATCATTTATTAATGCAACAAGTCCTTCGGGGTCATCATTGTTTTTATAGTATTCGGATATAGGTGTAAATCCTACAATATCCATGAATAAGAAACTCATCTCTTTTCTTTCGCCACCCAATTTTAGTTTACTAGGGTCTTTTTGTAGTATTGCAACTTGTCGTGGGTCAAGGTAAGATTCAAATTGTTTTCTTATTTGTTGTTTTAGTCTAAACTCTAAAATAAATCTATTAAATACTGCATGAAATCCTACAATAGTTAATGTAATTATAATCCAAGTACCATCAACTAACATTAATTTCTTATCAAAGAAATATTGAACACCAAGATAGGTAAAGAAATAGAAACCTAATAGTATAATACCTAACATCCAGTAAGGTAAAAATCTTGCCATTATTACTATAACACAACCTACTAAAAAGGCAACAGCTAATTCAACAATAAATGATATGTCCACCCTCTCTATATTTGTGCCATCTATGACTGTCTGAAGTGTATTAGCAATGACAGTATAATCGTATTGTCCGCCTATCGGAGTAGCGACCACACCGCCTAATCCTTCAGCTTTGACGCCTATTATAATTGTCTTATTCTCTAAACTAATCTCGTTTGTATCTAAATCTGCCAATGATATTTCTGCATATGACTTATTCCATGTCAACCATATTCGAGCATTTGCGTCTGTTTTAATTGTTGCATAACCTGGTACTCTCATAGCAGTAATACCAGCCTCACTTGCTTTTACTTGATAGCTAGGGTCACCAACTGCAACTCTAATTACTTCTATAGCAATATTAGGAAATACATCATTACCTATTTTCATAAGTAAAGGCATTCTTCTTACGACACCATCTATTTCAGGTGCGACATTTGTTGTACCTACACCAGCTGCATTATCGCCAATTTTAGGTATTGGACCTACCATACCTGGCCATTCAAATAAAAATTCTAAAGGATTACCTATTTTTGCAACACCTCTAGGATATCCGTTTTGTGTTGTTTGATGTGAACCTGTTTGTGATATTACTACAAAGTTGCCATTTAAAGTCATTGCTAATAAACCATCACCACCCAATCTATCTTCCTCTGAAAATAAAATAGGCATGACAATAACACCAGCGCCTTGACTTCTTAATTTAATTATTGTTTCTGCTAAGACTTCTCTGTTCCATGGCCATTGACCATACTTTTCTATAGACTTTTCATCTATAGTTACAATAGCAATGTCTTGTGAGATTTCTTTTTCTTGTGATTGTAGTAAAAGGTCAAATGATTTTAACCTAAGAATTTCTTTTACTTGTGGGTCTTGTAAACCTATCCAAGTCAAGGCAAACAAGGTAACAAAAGCAAATGTCCAATGTGTAAATAATTTCTTCATTATTCCTATTTAGTTCTGTGTGACAGTTGCTGAACAACTTGCCTGTGTACAGTTTTGATATAGATAATAGTTTTGTGAGGTACTACTATCTTGCGTCAATGTTACACTAGAAGTATTACCACTTAAATTAATTGTGGCATTGTGGTCACCACTTCCGTCTTGCGTTACATCTACATTATGACTATCAGTCAAGGTTATTTCTGCATAGTGATTGCCTGTGCCTTTTTGGTTTAAAGCCAAATTATTAGAACCATCTATGTCTATAAATGCCTTTTTATTTCCTGTTTCTGTCTGGTCTATATCAACATTATTACTATTGCCTGCTATGATAACTTCCATATAATGTTCACCAACATAGTTGATTGCTGATTGGTCTAAATCTACATTGTTTGATGAACCTGTTATATCTAGTATTGCTCTTTGGTCTTCGTTTTGTGTGACTGCCACATTGTTTGATGAACCAACAATATCTAAACCTAAAACATTATCATTACCAATTTGGTCTAAATCTAAAGCATTATTATCACCAGTTATTACAGCTGATGAAGTTAAGTCTGTACCAATAATTAAGTTATCGTCACCGTCTTGTAATATGTTTAGTGTGTTACTATTTCCTGTTTGTGTAATATAAATTTGATTACCGTTTACGGCCTTATTTCTAGCATTATTGAAACTCGTTGTTTGTGCATTTGTTATACCTGAGGTTGGTGTAACTTGTGTTGTTGAAAACCATGAAGTTGGTATATCTGTTTGACAAGAAGTTGAATAAGAGTTAGTCATACAGTAATTAATATCTAAAGCGGCACCGCCACCCCATTCATACATCCATACTGTAATTTCATATTGTTGACCAGCAGTCTTTGTTAATGAACCAGTTGCGTTCCAAGTAGCAGTACCTTGTTGTTGCCAATCTTGTATAACATTTGTACCATCTATGTTCATAAACACACCATCATCAGCCGCTACACCAAAGTAAACTGTTGTCTGTTGTCCTGTTGTACCTGGCCAAGTGATATAACCTGTGATTTCTACTGCCACAGAATCACTTCTTCCACTATCTAATACCTGACCACTACCCCAATAATATCCACTTGGACTTGATATAGTTCCTGTGCTGAGTACACTACCTAAACCGTTTGGACTGGAATTTGAACCATCTGTGTTATAACCTGCCACATTATCATAGAAAGGAAATTCTAGGCTTGGTGCATAGGTAGTTATAGCATATGTTTTATAATTTAAAACTCCTGCATTTGCTAAAGTTGTAAACAAGAAACAAATTAAAAAACTAACGCTGATTAATATAGATTTCATTATCTCCTTCTCCTAATTGATAATCTCTAATTTCTACATCACCTTGTGTGACATTTATATTATAACCATTTTCTTGGTTTAATCTTAATTCAATATTATTGTTTGATTCATCACTTCTTTTCCATACCCAATATGGAGCTTCATCTAATAATATAACACCAAACTCATCTTTACCTGTTTTCTTTTTATCTTTACCTTTATCAAATTCGTTTCGCATTTGTAAGGCAAGTTGTTTATTTAATTGTTCTAAAATATCAACTAAAAAGTTTTGGTCTAAAAAATCTATTTCTAAAGCTGTATTTGCCTCGTCTTCTTCCGTTTCTAATAAGTCAACTTCTAAATCATCAAACTTTAAAAAGTCTATATCTAAAGCGTTAGCAATTACTTTTAATTTTGACTCTTGTTCAATTGCGTCTTCTAGTTTAGCAGGTTTTTGTACAATTAATAAGTTGTTAATTAAACTTTCATCTAAATCCAATATAACTGGTTTTAAAGGATTACTTTCAGGTGTATCAACTTGTGTGGCCTGAAATGCCTGATTTAATATAACTTGGCCTGCGTCACTCTCAACTGATATTTCTCCAACAAAACAATATCCATTTGTATCACAACTTGGTAATAATATAATTGTTGATGAACCTAACTCATCAATAGTCATGGCAAAATCTGTACCTCTAACAGATACAGTTGCTGTTGGTGTTTTTATTGAAATGTTTTGTGCTGAATTTTTGGCAATTTGACCACTAGCATATCTTACAGTACCTAGTGTTGCCTTTAATGAAAGTTTACCTGTCTTTTGATTTGGGTCGTAAACAAAATCATCAATGATAAGTTTAGAGTGCTGTGTAATGTCAACTCTGGTTTCATCCAGAAATTCTATAGCAACTTGACCCTTACCTGTTTTTACCGTGTCGTAAGAGAAGATGTCAAGGTCTTTTTCAACTTTGACACCTCTCTCACCATCTTTTCTGTCTATTATAGAGTTACCTTTACTTAAAGTAACATCACCAATAGATGTATTACTTCTTGCTGGTAAAGTCGTAAGGATTAAGGCTAAGCATAAAATTATAAAATTTATAACTTGCATATATTATTAATCCTGTTAATAGTAAAAAACTTATCATTAGTCCCTCTGTATAATGTCAATGTCAGCGTTGTCGCCACTTGTTGTTAAGTTAATTAAGTTATCATTGATACCTGATTGTGTAATATCAACATCAGCTGTACCACCTGTATGAGTATGTACCAATGTATGACCATTTACATCACCATTACCATCTATGTCAATTAAGTAATTATTAGTATCACCGTTTACTGTGATTGTTAATACAGCGCTTGTGCCGTCAATAGTAGCAGCTACTGTATTTGAATCAGAGCCTGTGTTACCGACAATATCAACATCAGCATTTGAAGCGTCTGAAGTTTCGCCAATATCTAAATCAATATCGTTTGAGTTACCTGTAAAGTTAACTACAGCATTGACAGTTCCACATGATGAGTTGCCGTTTGTACTGTCACAATTTAAATCAACATCATTCGAATCACCTTGTAGGTTAATAACACCTGTATATGTCGCACCATTAATTTGATAAGTGATAACATTCGAATTACCAACTTGGTCTATATTCAAATTAGTTGTTGCGCCAGTTGAGGCAGATGATGTTGTACTATTACCGATTGTATTGTTTTCACCGTCTTGTAAAATATCTAAAGTTAAACTTGCACCAGATTGAGTAACATAAATGTCATTCGCCAATATTGGAGAGGTAATCATAAACATAACAAACATAACGAAGCTTATTATTGTTTTCATAGTTTCTTATCCTCCTGGTTCTAGCCTCTTATAGCGTTGCTATGAACCTTTGGTATTTCTATTTCCTTCTCTTTATATTTCCAAAAACCTTGTTTCTCACCTGATTGTATCAGTTGTAAAACTGCAAACTCGATAGCAGTCCGTATTGCATAGTTAACAGGTTCGTTTACGGCCACGCCTGTTTCTAATTCTAACGCTTTTGTACCCATGTCTAAAAACCTGAATACATCTCCACCACTAGAATGACTAGCAATGGTTTTAGTTACATTAGTTGTCAATAATATTTCACCAGTTTGTACTGATACAATTCTCATTGATACAGTTACCTGGTCTACTCTATATTGCTCACTCAAACCTATGCCAAAATATCTTGCACCTTGACCACCTGATTGTGTGTTACTATCGTAACCTACAATACCACCTTCAATTATCAAGCCTGCAAATAACATTGGCTTTAAAACTTGTTTTATTTCTTGTTCACCATCATATAAATCTCTTGTACTTCTAATCAATTGTCTTTCTTTGACAAGATTGTCTAAACCATTTCTTTCGACAACTTGAAACCATGTACCATTTGATACAGATTTCAAAGCATTAATTACAAATACATCACTACCTTGTGTTACGGCAGTTGATAGTTGAGAAAACTTTGTACTTGGTTTTCTCTGACCTGTTAAGTCTGTAAACCGATAGACAGCAATACTAATTTGTGGTTGGTCTAACTCCGGTAAATCTTTTAATAATTCATGCGTAGGAGTACCTTCTACATAAGGCATACTACCTTTAAAAGTGCTAGTGTTTTTCGAAGTTGTAGAGGCACAACTTGACAACACTATTCCCATAATTATTACCAACAATGCTTTTAGCATTAATCTCTCCTTGCGTCTTCTTTACCATCAGCTCTACTAATTCTTTCTTCATCTTGCCTTAAATTTAAGGCATCTGAAATCTGTATGTCTAATTTAATCATATCATTATTCATATTCTTAACTCTATTCTCTAATCCCATAATGATACCGTGCATACCAGAAACTTGGCCTACGACAGATTCTAAAATGTATTTTATAATTAAGAAGATGAAAAAACCCATAACAACCGAAGCGGCTACGGGCAATCCAAATTTAACTAGTATATCAAAAAATAATTCCATACTAGAATACAAAATCTCCTATTGGCACACTCATACTTGTAACTGTGCCATCTTCAGCCGTAATGGTTAATGTAATAATCTCTGTTGTGGTATCTTTGACCCAATATATGGTCGCACCCTCAATCTCTGAGGTACCACTTGTTGGACAAGTTGTTGTACTTGAATCACAACTTGTACCAAACATATTGTCAACCAGCTGTTTAGACAGGTTGGCATAAATTCTACTTTCCACATTAGCAATAAACTTGTTAATTGTGGTGTTTTTTTCTGCTCTTTCAGCGGCCGCAGCTGCCGATTTAGCGTCATCTATATTTTTCTGTTTTCTTTGTTCTTGTAACTGGTCGACAGAAAGCACATGGTTTGAATAACCGTCACCACTAAAGGCTGGGTTTTTAAAGCCATGTACCAGTTCGGATGCTAGTATTTTTGTATTCAGGAGAGTTAATGTAAGTGCCACTACTAACATCATTGTTTTAAATGATGTTTTCATACTACTATTTATAAGATAGTGTCATTGGATTGACACTTATTATTTGACTATCGGCTATGTCAGGAGGTTGACTATGTTACTTTTTTGACTTTGTTCTCTTTTCGTTCTCACGCACGGTCAATATGGTGTTTAACTTTGAGCGTAAACGAATTAAGTCATTGTCCAGCATACGAATTCTGTCTATGAGACCAATTAGCACACCATTCATTTCACCTAATTTTACTTTAATCTGTGTGGTAATATATATGTAAATAAAATAAACAAACCAACCTAGACCTATAGCGGCCAATGTTGCAAATCCATATCTGTTTAAAATATCAACAATATCCATTACTCTTTAGTTTCTTCTTCGCTCTCATAATATTCTTTATACTTGTCTAATAAAGCATTAGTTTCTACTAATTTATTTCTAATCTGAGCAAAGTTCTTTGCTAATAGTTCAAAGTCTTTATCTGTTAATCCCCATAATACCGGGTCAATACCATCAGCCTCTAATTTAGCAAACACTTCAGCTGCATTTTCACTGGTAATAATATGCCAATGAATTTGTTCCATTTGTAATGGAGTTGGTTTTTCTAAATTAAGTTTAGCTCTAGGTACTTCTTCTTTAAATATACTTAACTCTTTTACTCCAGCACAACTAGTAAGGAATATAGTTAGGGTTAGCAATAGAAGGACACTCTGTATTGATTTCAGACTTCTTCGTAGCATTAATCTCTTTCTCCGTCAATGGTGAACCACTTGCGATTTCTATACATCTGTTAGCCTTATCACTAGCAGAGTTAGTAATTCTTTCAATTGTTTTTGTTTTTTCAATTGCAAGTAAACCAACATCTCTGTTTTTCTTATTAAATCGTTTATCTAAATCGGCAAAATCTGTTTTTAGTTTGCCAATTAGTTCGTTCATTTCTTTGTTAGCCACAAGTATGGCCTCAAAATCTTTTTTTTGATTTTCAATTAGTGTTTTTTGGTCAGCGATTGCTGATTCCATTTTGATAGCGTTTGCTTTTAAAATTGCATTATCTTTTTGCAACTTCAAAACATAGAAGCCACCGCCGGCTAAGGCGGTGACTATAAGTCCTATAAAAAATAATCTAATTCCCATCAGGTCAGTCCTTTTTTACTATGGATATAATACCCCATATCACAGCTGCCCATGCCAACATATTGACAAACGGACCTCCTAATATAATCATAGCGCCTAAGCCAATCAAGGCTGCGCCTGACCAACTTGACATTTCTTTTACTCTATCTACTATCCAGTTCATACTTGAACCTCCTTTTTGTATTTAAATCTTAGCGTTGACTTTACGGTGTTTATTCCACGCCATAAAACCACCTAGTCTTAACGACCAGTATGCTAAGTAGTTCATAAGATAGAAACCATTTACTTCAATATTAATATCTCTAAAGATTTCGTCTGCTCTTTTTTGAGATATAACACCCATGGTATCTTTCTTATTTAACATTAATAGGGTTTGATACTTGTAAGCATAATCATGTACAAGACCGCCTATTAATAGTACGCCAACCGGTGATAAAAAAGTATGAAGAAACTTCGGAATTGAAGCACCATCAAATTTAAAACCTGCCGGAATGACATATTTTTTACCCTCTATTTGAAAGTCAAAATCTTTTACGATTTCCCAATGTCTAGTTCCTAATAACCACATTAGTATGCCTTTCCAAAAACCTTTACCTTTTGTTTTAATTGGTATCGGTTTCATATGAGGAAAATTTGTATATTTAAAATTTACTCTATTGTTATCTATCTTCTTATCAAATAGGTTGATAACAAAACCTAATATTATTAAGGCAATTAGTATTGACCATTGCCAGAATTTCATCGCTAAAGCTATTACTAATTCCATATTAGTCCTTCTTTTTTGTTTGATTTATATATGTTTGATAGACTTTATGAGCTGCGCCTAAGTCTTTTTTCTTTTGTGGGTCTTTTGCCCTTTGACTTGCCACTTTTGCTCTTTGTGACATTGCAATAGCAGCTTGTATTTTATGTGCATGGGTTTTACCTGAACCTTTAATTTTATTTATAGATTCTCTTGCCTTAGCGGCGTCTGTAAAACCTAATCCATGAATTGTACCTTTTGGATTTTCGTCTGTATATAAGTCGGAATGTTTATCTGAACCAGCCTTTTGGCCTGGTTTTCTTGCTATTCTAGGATTTTTATTTGCGTGTAAACCTACACCTCGGCTATCTTTACCAGCCTGACCTTTTGGTGGTAAATCTCCTAAACTTGCAATAGGTTCAATGTTATCATAGTTACCTAATCTAACACCGCCTAGATATTCTTTAAATGTCTTTGGCATATTTCGATTTGAAAGATTTATGTTCTTTCTCCTCAACAAACTCTACTTTGTTTTCAATACCAGATAATCTATCAACTGCTTCGTCAATCTTATCTAGTTTATCTAACACACCTTTTAAAACCACATTGTTATTATCATTGTCTTCTTTAATTTTACCTGACATTTTTTTCATAATAATATCCATAAGTTTTGCTGGCACTTCATCTTTTTTCTTTTTCTTGCCTGCATTAGGAGCCATATCAACTCCGCCATGTGCTACAGCGTTTGTTGGTGCGTCTTCATCCATTTTATTGATGATTTCATCCATCATTTCTTTATAGTGTTTTGGCATAATCGTACTCCGATACCAGTTCATTATCTTTTTCATACACACTTATACCAAAACAAGTCATGTATGGTTCTTCGTTAATATCTGGTATTTCTCTAACTTCGTTTAACATTTCTTCAAATAAATTTTCATCTTTTAAATGTTTGATAACTGTTTGTTCAATTAAAGTCTTATGTTGTGCATAAGATTTATCTTCTTTAATTAATAAGGCTAAGGCAACGGCAAACGAGCCTAATCTACTACCTAAACCAACTTTTTGTAAAATTCGTTTTAGGTTAAAGACAAATCTATGTAAGAGGGTATATGATTTTCTTTCTTTCTCTAATTTAAGAGATTTATATTTCTTTAATACTTTACCTTTGTCGTCAATAATACCAAACTTATATGCCTCTTGTTTTTCAAAAGGTGTTACAAGTAGTTTGACCACTCTGTAAGTTATTAAAAAATCTATTCCTCGACTTGCCATTATAGTTCCTTTAGTCCTTCACTTATCTTTTTATCTTCATTGACATCATTGAGTTCATGTGGATACAAATAGTCTAGGTAAACTAAAAATGATTTTAATGCCGGCCAGTATGGTTTATCTATCTTAAACAATAGAAGTGTACACGCTGATTCTACACCAAAAACATTATTTAAAACTATGATATGGTTTAATACCAATCTTAGCTTAAGGTTACCTGTAACCTTGTATTTACGAAAGAGCCGTTTAAGATATTTAAATCTTTTAACATCATCATAAAATTCCTTATCCTTTTCCAAGGTTGGATTATCATAATTACTTTGTGCATAAAGTAACCAATTGTCCTTCGTAATCTCTCTGAACATCATTACTCCAGTTTAGTATTAAACTAACTTGGCGTAAACTTTAGATGAACCTGTATTTAAGGTTTCATAAGTTACTTCTAACTTTAATCCACCTTCTTTTCTATGAGATATTCCATCATCATTTAAATCGGCACCATCCAAGTCTTTACCAAATCTACCGCCGAATTGTTTTACTTCAGCAGTTACTTTACCGTTATCACCTGTCATTTCTACTGGACTAATTTCTAATCCAATTGTTTTTAGTTTGTTTGCTAATGCTTCAATTGCAGCTTTAGGGTTTAAATATTCCTGTTCAGCAATAGAACCAACAAAAGCATTTACTCTTTTAAGGATTTCTGCGTTCTCAATGTTGTGTGCGCCAATATTACTGTCTTCAACAGAATTAGCAGTTTCAACACCTACACCGTCTATCCCTTCTTTAAGCATTTGTTTAAATGTTTTCATTTTTTTCCTCTTACTTATATTTGTCTGATACTTTTTTGTTACCATCGCTTCGGGGTATCAAACCCTTAGCTTTAAGATGTGCAATATCTGTAAAACCAGCCTTACCTGCTTTGTGCCTTTTCATGGCGTCAGCAGTATTAGGTGGTGTTTCTTTCAAAACATCTTCCTCGAAATCGTTTAAGTTTTGTTCTTTTACAAAAGTCTTAAATTGTTTCATTAACTTGTCGCTAAATTAAGCGCCTTCTCTTTTTCGTCAGGCATTTTAGTTGTTTCTTCCGACATCTTAATTAGTTTGTCCACTTGTTGAATAGCACCGTGTACAGCATTCAAATTACTTTTCATTTGAATTAACTCAGCGTCAACTTGTTTAATTCTATCTTTAAGAGCTTCAAAATCTTTTACTAAAACATCTCTTTCGTTTTGCAAATCAGTTGTGTTTATAGACATTATATAACTCCTCTATTAAGCGATTGTTGGTACATTACCACCAATTACATACCATTTTGAATTTTTAAAAATACATACTGCACTTTCGCCTGGAGCGTCAAGTGTAATAGTTGAATTTGAAAAATTTGCTGGTGTAATTGTGATTGCATTAGTACCAGATGTAGATGTATTTACAATAATCTTTACTTGACCATCTGAACCATCTGCTAAAGCACAACTATGTGTAGCTGATGTTGCGTTAATCTCTGTTACTGCTGATGTTACATCAACTGCTGTAGTTGTAGAACCGTCTGCTGTAATTGTTTGAGAAGTTTGTTTTAAACCTAGCCAACTTGGAATGTTATTAAAAACATCTTCAGCTGCTACTTTTTTATTTACTGGTGTTCCGCTTGGGTCATCAACCACATGGAACAAATCAGCACTTGCTAAATTATCGCCTAAGTCTGTTAAGGCGGTTACTTTTTTATCTGCCATTTTTTTCTCCTGTTAACCTCTTTTGAGGAATGCTACTCTGTGCATATACACAGACCACTTTATTAATATACTTATATGTATAAGGGCACCCGAAGGCGCCCCTATAAATTATTTTATTATGCTGGGTTTGCTAAAGCAACCAAACATTCGTATTTGACTCTTGAAGTTGTATTATTAGTAAACTTCAAATTCCAACCCATGTGAGCTGCGCCTGTAGGCACTTCACTTGAATCGTAGTTAAATAAACCTACTGTCATACCAGAAATAAACTCATCTGCTGTATTATCTTCAAATAAGTTTGTTCTGTTTGCACTTGACGGTGCATTATTAGTTTGCAACTGTGTAGCAGCCCATAAAGGTGCTCCAGCAGCGTCATCTGTATTTGACCAACTTGACATATTATTCTCTCCCTTTTTAAATGTTAATAGGTACTCAATTTTCTATATAGTACCTATATTTATAAGGGAGATTGATTAGAAACCGAGTTTTTTCAACTCTGCGATTGTTTGATTAGCGTTTTGAAATGTAATTCCTATACCACCTCTTTGAGTAAACTCTTTGGTGTTCTTAACATAATCGTCAATTAAGATAGCTGGTTGACCAGCCACTTTAGCATAGTTCTTTTTTTGACTTCTCATTACTAGATTGATTTTACTTCTATCAATATTAGTGTTTCTCAAAACCCATTGAGATTTGCCTGGAATGCAATTAGGGTCATGTGCGTGTTCTACATAAGCACTTAATATATGTGGATTGTACTTCTTAACAAAATTGTATAGTTTCTTACCCTCACTAAGCCATGGTCCTTTTGACCAAAAATCTTTCTTAGCTATGATAGGATCCCAACGCTCTTTTCTTCCGAGGTCAGTCCACTTATTAATACTTAAACCTGTTGTCTGTTCAATGTTCTTTACAAAGTCAAATAGAACACCGTCCATGTCAAGGTATATTCTAGGTAAGTTTTTCATAGTGTTTTCCTTTTTATTATGACTTATCCTAACATATTCCTAGCCATATGGCAACAGCTTTTTTTAATTATTTTTTGAAGCCTGGTATGACTATTTTTGGTAGTCTACCTTTGGTTCTGTTTCAACCTTAGTTTTTGCACTTCCGACCAATGTTTTGCCCTTTGTTTTTTCTGATTCGCCATCAGCGTCATTATTAGGTGCGACATCTTGTGCTTTCATATACTTGGAGTTTTTCTTCATTTCTTCCAAGTCTTTAGCTGCATTTGACCATAAAGTATTAACATCTTCTTTTAATTTCTCTACATCAAAGCTTTCTTCTTCTTGTGTAACTACAGGTTTCTTTTCACCTTTTTTAGGGTCATTATAACTGTCGTGTTTCTTTTGATTGATTACACCGTCAACAGATTCTTTTTTATCTTCTTTATCTTTGATTGCTTTTTGTAAAGCAGGTGGTAACTTCTTTTGTGCTGAAGTTAATTCATCTACTTTTGCCTCGTTTACTCCTTCAAAATAAATATCAACATCACTATCGTCTAATTTACCTAATCGCTTTTCATTACCTAATTTTTTTAACACATCATACATTTTATCATATTCTCTATCATTACTAGGTCTATTTCCTGAAGTTAATTTAAGTTGTTGTACATAGTTTTTATTTTTTTCATTATAGTAAACAAAGAAATTTATATTAACACCTCTAAATTTATAGTATTTACCACCACCCATAAAACTACCGTGTCTTTTTAGGTAAGATACCTCAGCGCCATCGCCTTTCATAAAATTAATATCTGTACTTTCTTTTAATGCTTTTTTGTTTAGGTCTTCGTTTTTGCCTTTATATTTTTTGTCTATGTTATTAAAAAAGTCTTTCTTTTCCATATCAGACATTGCGCCGATACCTTTACCAGCTTTTTCTAGTTCTTTTTTAAATAGTTTTTGGTAGGCGTTATCATTTAAATTCTTTTGCATTTCTTTGATAGACGCTTCTATACTACCATCTTTTGATTTTAAGTATGACATTATTTTCCCCTTACTTGTTTCGCTAAATCTTTGTCAGCGCCACCCCATGTTCCAGAGGATTTAGTTACAAATGAATTTACTCTAGCAAATGCCCATTGTTGCTGTGAAGCACCTGGTCGGTGTCCACCTCTCCAAGCGGCCATGCCTCTATCGTAAACTTTCTTTAATATTGAATATGGCATTCCAGATTTTTCAGCTTTCTTTTTTAAACCTGCAATCTGTTCGAATTTCATCTTTGCCAAATCGTGTTGTGTTTCTTCTTTTTTTGGTTTTAAACCTTGTTTCTTCATTCTTTCAAGGTCTGATAAAGTAGGTGCATTTTCTTCAGCCTTAACTGTTGCGCCATAAAAGTTTTTAAGGTCTGTAGCATACTTGTTAAGGTCATCACCTTTACCATCAACTTTCATTACTAAACCTTTTGCATGAATAGTAAAACCATGTTTTGCTAAATCAGTAGAGGCTTTTGCCATCTTATCCATAGTTTTAAAAGTAACAGTCATTTTTTTAAACTCTTTGATTGTTTCTTCTTTTTTCATACCCATTAGTTTATCAGCAATCTCATGTCCTTTTTTGATTGTTTTTTTCTCTAATGGTGGTTCGTCATTGTATTTCTTTTTAGCAGTTGCCATACCAATTGCATATGCTTTGTCTTTGGCCATTTCATCTAAACTTTCATTAACTCTTTTTAATACTTTCAGTACATCTGGATGTTGAGATAAACCCTTTGCAATTTTTTCGATAGCTTTAACAGCACCTGAATAGTTACCTGCTTTATATCTTTTATCATTTGCAACACCATATGCCATTTTAATTTGTTGAGATGTAAATGATTTTTCTGTTATAGTTTCTTCTTTTTGCATTTTATCTCTGATATGTTTGTAAGCAATACCAACTTGTAAAAGTGGTTCGCCTGTTTCAGGATTTACCAACTTTTCAGTTTCTTTTTTCATAGTCTTTGCTTTTTCAGTTTCAGCCTTTGTTTTTAACATGGCAATTTCATCATCTTTTTTTTCTAATTCTGCTTTTAATTTTTCTTTATCGTCTTCTTTAGTTTCTTTTTTAGGTTCATCTTTTACTGACGGTTGCTTTTCTGCTTCGTCATCTTCAGGTTTAATTTCTTCACCTAAAATAGACTTAACCACTTTAACAGATAGTTTTAATTCTTTTGCAATATCAGCTGCTGTTGCACCTGCTTTTCTCATTGCGTCAATCTCTGACATTCTGCCTTCGTTAATATATTCTTCAGCTTTTAAACCATTACCTTGAGCAGCTAACTGCATATCTAAAATCTTTCTCATGTTACCAGATAGTTCTATACCACCTGAAACTTCTTTTACTTTTAGACTATGTTGTTTTGCAAGAGAAATCATATTTAATTTTTCTTTATCGTTTCTAAAACCTTTGATAGTACCTGTGCCTTCTTCTAACACTTCTACTTCTTCAGCTACTTTAATTTTTTTAATTTTATCTGCTGTGTAACCATGTTTAGAAATTAATCTAGCCATAGCCATTTGTGAAATAAATGGTATATTACCGCCATATAATTTTTCTAAAGCATTTTTATTACTATCAAACTTTGTAAACATAGCACCAAGTTTGTTTGCGTTAGTAACTGAAATTCTTGCACCTCTTAAAGGTTCATATTCTTTTTTTAACTTAGCAATCTGTTGGTCTGAAAATGCTTCAATCATATGTTCAGTAGCAAAGTCTGGATTATATGTCATGTAATCTACAACTGAATTGATATAGTCTTTTGCTTTTGTAATTTTAGATTGTACCCATGCTTCAAGTTGGTCGTCATCTGATTTGTCTTGTAACATTGATGATAATTTTAGAGCCTTATCAGCAACTGCTTCAAGTTCACCTCTTGCCATAGATATTTCGTGGTCATCTGCTTCAACTAATTTAGACAACTGATTAATGTTTGCGTGTTTGATGGCTAATTGAGTAGGAATATCCATCTTTTTAATCATATCTCTAATAGCTGGTGTGACATCTTTTGCTGTCTTCATAGCCCAAGTTTTTTTGATATTGTTAATCTGTGTATCAGTCATTTTAGATTTTAAGTAATCTGCTGATTCTGACATCATTGTAATGTCGTCTTTTGGAGTTCTTACTTGTTCTAGTAAGTCACTCATAGTTTGTCTGTATCTACTCATTTTAGTTGTCTACCTTTGCTCCGCTTCTCCATTGATAACACGACCAATATCTAGCTTTAGTTTTAGGACCTGGATTTTCACAGTTATGCCTTGCTCTAAAAGACTTTCTCCGTGCCGGGTCATCTCGTTTAATTTCCATGTTAGGGTCTCCGAAAGTCACTTTGACCACATTACCCTTTTCGTTTGTGACATAAACGGCAAACTTTTTAGGTCCGCCAGGAGTTCTCATAGGATTATTCAATGTTACTTTTTTACCTTGATATTCAGCCTCGTAAATACCCTCAGCCTCATGTTCGAAGATACACTCCTCACACAATTTATCAATGTTTTCGTATTCTTTTAAAGTTTTCATAGTTTATCTATCATTTTGGTCACAACTTCTTTAAGTTTATTTGACCATTCCTCTTTATATCTTTGCTTATATTTATCTATTACTTCATCTGAAGCTGCCCATTCTTTAATATCTTTTTCATCTGGACTAGATTCTCTGTCAATAATACCTTTTTTCTTCTCTACTTCCACACTCTGGCCAGGTGTTACTCTCTTTGTGTGGTCTGCATAGTCTTTACCTATTTCATATGATTCAGGTACATAACCATTTACTTTCATTGCGTCTTCCATACTCATACTTTCTGGTACACAATTTGGTACTTGTTTACCACCTTTGTTTTTCATACCAACTTGTTTGTAACCTGTCCAACAAGCGTCATGTAAATTCTTTTTAAACTCACCAAACATCTTCTTATATTTTTGTGTATGAATACTCGGTTTTGTCTTAGCATCCTTATCGCCTGGTGCTGGTTTGTTGTCGTTCTTTGTAGTATCTTTACTTTTAAAATAGTCGGCTCTTTTCTTTTTAGTATCTTTACTTAAATTTTTATAATACTTTTTAGGTTGTGTGCCTTTTACTTTTTTAACATCTCTATCTTGTGGTTGAGCGTCTAAATCTTCTTTAATTTCTGATACTGCTTCGAAGCCATAGTCAACATCTAAATCATGTTCTCTCACTTCTACCTCTCTGTCTGCTGGAATTGGAATACAATCCCAAATCCATGCTTTATGTAAATTGTTATTGTTATCTTCAAGTACAATATAATTTGTACCTTTTCTTACTACTTTACCTTTTACATCTTCTTTGATATAATCAACTTCATCATTTATATTAAATATCATTTCTCTTATGTAAAGGTCTCTAATTTGTTTTTGTTCAAATTCTTCAAGGCTGGCAATTGGTCTAACATTTTGTATATAATGATAGTTAGCGGCCAATCTCATGCCTCGTCTTACATCTTTCATTAGGGCGTCTGCGTTCACACCACTAGGTAAACCTTTTGAAAAACTTGATAGGTCACCTTTGGCAGCTGCAGC